CGTAAACTATATAATCCCCGATCTCTGTTGTTCAAACCTTTTTTCTCACCCCTTCTTCGGTATTTACTTCAAAAGCTGTTTTCTTGTGCCCTCCTGGTGGATTTCCCCTCTGAATTCTCTCGACGAGTTTTGTACAGTTGGGAAGTTGTAGAAAAAAAAGAGAGGAGGGAGCCATAGTTTTAGACAATTGTCTATTTCCTATGTTCATACTGCGTCTATATCCCAGGATTTTGTCTGTTGTGTGTCTATTACAGAGGGGGATTTGACAATGTCAATTTTTTGGTGTAACTTTGACTTAGAGAGACGGATAAATGGGGAGGTTGACACAGTGAACCTACGAAATTTGGGTGGCTCTTTTGGTGAATACGGGTCACTTGTGCACTGACCTGAACTGATTCCTTGGTGTTCGAGGCAGTGGTAAGGATTATTATCTTTACTACATGAAAATCAAGAAGTTGCAAGACGGGGGTTACCCTACAAATGTCAGGGAGTTGCTTGATGCTCTCAGCTACGATCTCCGCCCCTCTACCATTGCACCTACATCGCAAGATGAGGACATCCGCACTAACCAAATGCGCAGGACGACACCCCCAGAACCTGCGCGTCCTGACTTGCGTAACTACACCCCACCCACACAAAGGTCAATTGGTGGGGGTCAAAGGTTCTATAGCGCAGAAGAACAGCGTCAACGCGAGTTTATGCGCCCTGGGGGGACTGCAGACCAGATGAAATCGCAGATGGGGGAGTTTGCTGCAGGTATGACGCCAATACTAGGGGACCTGATGGAGGCAGGGTACATCGGTCGCGATGCCTACAACCAGGATTATGATGCAGCAGGACTAGGGGCACTGCTTGCACTGCTCCCTGGGGCTATGGGTCGGTATGGCGCTGATGCGTACAAGGCTATCAGAGGACGTGTCCTCCCCACCCCGACGGAAAGTCAGTTGAGTGGTATGTACCGTCAAAACTCCCCTACTGCCAACCTAAACACCGACTTGAAGGCTGGTGCTGATAGGCAAGGGATTGCTAGGCCAATAGATAACCTCGCAACAAGCAACATTGCAAATATGCAACGGAAACAAGTTTCTATGTTGTTTGATGACACTCTCGATCCTGCAATCCAGCAGCCCCTCATTGATGAGATGATTGAAGATGGGATGTTGAAGCCAGGGGCTACTCTACAAGATGCACGCGACCTAGTCAACAAGGAGATCAACAATGTGGAGATGATGTATGGGTATGGACATGGTTATGGGTATGTGGATGGTAGCGAGGAACCCTTTACGGTAATGGGGTATGGTGAGATGTATCCTTTGAGTGATCGAGAGATCGTCAGCGCAGCAAGCCGCCGTGGCGGGATGCCGTTGGAGGAGTCTCTACGTCGTGGCAATTTGGCTGCTAGTGACGTGCTACAGGATTTACAAAAACAAATTGATGAGCTAGAGTTCGATGCTATCAATGGGCCTCTTGCAGATCGCGCAACTGCTAAAGCAAAGCTTGATGCACTAAAGTCCGAAAGGGAGGATATAGTTAGGGCGGCAGTGCAATATACGGATGACATGGACGATGCAGCTGTGGTTCGGATGGCGCTACAGGCCGTTCAGGATTTCCGTAACCAATATGGCCGTATGCCAAGTGACAACTACATGCGCGATATGATTGATCGCATCAACCAGCTTCGCGTGGGCCTATCCCCTGAAGACTTAGCTTCACCAACTATGCGTAACGAATACGGTGGTAAAATCCCATACAAGATTAAGAAGAAGTAATGCTGAGTAAGAGTAGGCGAAAGGGGACGCAAATAAAAAAGAAGCGAATCCCTAAGTACAACGACGGTGGTCGCCCAACGAATGTTACAGAGCTACTTGATTACTTAGATAGGTATCAGGGTCAAACAATGATCCCGACTTCTGATCCGTACAATCTACCAGTAACTCAGGTCAACCTCCCTGCAGCTGAGGTCATCACAGACAGGTCAGATCCAACTTACGTCAACGCTATGCTGCCTGAGCGTATCGCCAGGACAGAAGGGGATTTGGCTGCAGTGTATCGCAACCTGGGGAGCCAAGGTGTGACTGACTACCTGGATATGACCCAGGGGGTAGTCGACGCACAGAACAGAGGGTATGAGGCTATCGAGCTTCCCTTGTACTTCACTCCTTTTGGGACCCCAGCACTGATCAATCGCATGCTGGCTGATGGGGTGGATGCCGACGATCTACCCAGTATAGTGGCAGCAGCTTCGAGTGCAGCAATGCGTAAGATGCCGAGTGGTCCTGCTGTTGGCGGGGTGCTGCGTGAGGGGGCTGAAGATGTACGCAACTTCTTCCGTCGTATGATGGGGAAGGACCCTAAGTACACGGCCCGAACGTCCGATATCGTAGACCAGCCTGGACGTATGGCAAGTGAGATGGAAAGATTCGCTTCTGGCTTGACACCTGAAGGGGCTCGCAGAATGGATATGCTGGGACGCCGACCGTCCTCCTCTGGTATGTTCTCTGCAGCGGAAGAGGCAGCGGTAGAAGCCGAAATCCTTACTGGAGAGGAGGCTGTCCTGGGGCGAAGGGGTTTGCCAGGATCTCCAGAGATGGCCCGCATCGAGGGGCAAAACATAAGCTTCAGGCGTAACCAAAATCAGGGCCAAGAAATGGCACGCGAAGCGGCCAGTAAGATGCCGTACAAAGTGCTTCGGGACATGACCGAAGCAGATTATCAGGCTCTTGCTCCATCTGGAGATGAGCATCGCGCGACTGCATTTATCAATGAGCTAGGCAAAATACAGCATCGTCAGCATGCTGATGTTTACGGAAACACAACTCAACCTGTTCAGCAGATTCCTGCTTTGATGATTGGGGGCGATTTGGAGAAGCGTGCGAATAAACAGGGGATGATTCCGAAGGACCAGCTCGCCCAGTTCCTGGAGAAAGGGGGGTTGAGTACGTTTGACAAAGCTGTATTGGAACAAGCCATGATGGAGCTAGGTACGGTACCTGGCAAAAAGGGTAAGGAGTTTTACAACCTCCGCGACCTGCGCAACTTCGCCGCAGCAAATTTGCAGGAGCGCTTCTCTCTTGATGAAACAGACAGTTATACTGACTACGGCACAGGAAATCTTCGAGGTCCCAAAAACGAAATTCAGAGTATTGGAACTAAATTGATAGTCGCCAATCGGGAAAGTGAAATAGGCAAGAGCTACATTGGTGCAAGCTCTGGACATTGGAGAGAAATTTCACCAGACATTGTCGCTCACTACCGAGGGTTTGTACGAGGTGGCAACTTGGCTGATACAAGAACCCTGTACATCTCAGAGATGCAGTCAGATGTCGCTCAAAGCGGCAGGTTCCTCAAAGATTCTTATGACTACGTCAAAGACTTCCCTCAGGATATTATGCGACAGGCTCCAGATGAAAACGGAGTTATGCGGTATACGTATCAGTTCCCAGATGACGCCTATGATAGTGCCCGACGCTATGCATTCCGTAATCTACCTGAAGCCCGCAACCCGCACGAGCTCTTCTTTAATATGCCTGTAGAATTTGATATCGAGGCCACAGCACCGAGTGGATACGATGATGTCATGGAGCAGATAAAGGACGTACTGGGTGATGGTGTGATTACCCCAGAGAACGAGTTCTTGTACGACGTCAATTACTGGATGGGTTTGCAGGGGCAAGTCAGAGACCTGTACAGAACATATCGGGATCTAAATAAGAACAGCAAGGGGATAGCTCGCAGGTTCTACCAAGAAGCAATAAAAGTGTGGCAGGATGGTCACCCAGGCCTTGAGCTTGAGTGGCTCGATTCTACTAGTCCTGACCTCAGTAACATAGCTATTGATATGGAGATAGCCATCGAAGACATTATAGAGGCGTTGCAAAAAAATGATGTCAATCCACCTGGCACTTTTACAAACGCCTACATCCAATCTTCATATGATCAGAGCCTGGAGGTCTTGAAGGATCTACTAGAGAGGCAGCAGGGTTATGACGCGGAGATGGCCATGGTCTTTCACGACGGGACATATCGTGATATGGAAATTGGTAGTGAGTACCCTGCCCAGGATGAAAAAATCCAGAGTCACTTCGTTAAGAACCAGGACGAGTTTCTACTTAGCCAGATCATTCAACAGAATAGTCAGTATAAGGCAATTAGATTCCCGACAGGACAAACGACAGGAATCATACAGGGTTTCTTTAGAAGCCCCGTAAGGTTCGAGCAGGAGATCCAGAGAACCAGAGAATCCATCGAGCACCTAAGAGGGGACGTCACAAGAGCCAATAACCTAATCGACAATCCGGAGGGGGGTATTGAAGGTTTTAAGTCTGTGTTTCAAGATGGATCTACGACTTACTTTGGAGATCAAATTGATGCTCTAGGCCCAGTCACTCAGGAGCTTCTTTTTGGAACTAAGATCGTGGGTGACTCTGGAAAACCACGATTTACAGATATCGAAGGCTACACACAACGCACTCCCGATGGCGCTACAATGGCCGACCCAGTTCTGGATCGGGTGGTGTATTATCCTGGCAATACTGAGTCAGCCATTTATGAAGGCAAGGTGTCTCCTCAAATGCAGAAGGATGTACACTTGTACAACTTCATGACGTTTGTAAATGCATTCCAACAGGGTCGTGTCAGAACCAACATTGCGGATCTCCGTGCTCAAGAGTTTAGAGAAGCAGCCGAATACGTAGCGAGCACCTTACCTAGGGAGCCAGGCCGATTGCACAGTAATGTCAATTACGTAATGCAAATCTATGCTGTGGATCCTAAATACCCTGGAACTGGCCAGGATATGCTTGGCAAGTATGAGCGGTTCAAGGGCTCTTCAGACATGGACCTAATAATCGATACCCTAATCGATCGTGTGGAGAGCTTTGCGAATTCGAACCCTCATGATTTTACTGGAATCCCACAAATCCCTAGGCTTGAGGCAGAAGCATATCTAAATGGCGACTTCCTTGAGCACCCAGCGTATAAGCTGTACATAGATGCTAATGATCCTGGTGGGCTGCTATTCCAGAAAAAAGTGATAGATGAGTTCTCTAGCCACTTGGCCTATAAGGGGCATTTCAATCCTTGGAAGTTTGGCGACGAGCTCAACTTCTCTGTGGGAGACTTGGTTTACCACTACATCGAAAACTATGGTATCATGCCCTCGAACTCGGCGAGTCAGATTGCCAAGAATCAAAAGGCAAAGCAGCTGACGGAACTGACGTTCGGTGAGGGTAGTCATAGGAGCCTGGGATGGAATTCTGGGTTTGGGGGTGGTTACGGTGAGTCGCAGAAATTGATTTTTATGCCTATTGCGCAGACTCCTGGCGGTCCGCAACGGGCAGGAGCAATGATCCAAGAACTTGGTTATATGGTTACCGAGTCCGAACTCCAGGATTTCCTAGCTCAAAAAGCAGTAGAGCTGAATAAGTTGGGTGGGGCCATTGGTGATAACGCAGCTAGTATTCGAGGTTTAATTAGTTTCCGAACCGGAATTGAAAACTTAGGGTATTCTTTGAAAAGAGGCGCTATTTCCCATGGTGATATCGGATCGCAACAGACGCACCTTCAGTCACAGGAGGACCAGTTGCGAGCTATTCTAAATGGTGAGGGTATACGGGACGATCTGAAGACGGTCATGAACAGTTATGATCGCCTACCTAAGATTGCTAAAAAGATGGGTTACAATCTAAAGCCAGTCACTGACCAGCACGGAAATGAATGGTTCGAGCTCAAGGTACCTAAGTCCATGCAGCGGGGGGAAGGCGAAGTACGAGGCTATAAGTATGGTGGTAGGGTGAGAGTAAAGAAGCGCAAACCTATGAAAGTAATCAAGCGATGAACAGAGAAGAAGAGTGGGATGCCCCAACATTCCTAGACAAGAAGAAGCTCCAGGAGACGGCAGAGAAGCTGAAGAGTGGGGAGATCACCTGCAACCTGGACTCCCCAGAGGATTGCGAAAGCTGTTCAGGATGAGACTAAAGAAATATGAACACGGAGGCAGGCATGGAAACTGGCCACCAGAAGGTGCTGAGGATGCCTTCCCTACGTCTGTAGCTACTAGGCAAGATAGTCTAGATGCATATTATGCGGCTGAACATCTGAACACCGTCCTAAATATGTGGGAGTACACAACGTCTGCAAATACAGATCCTGGGACACTCTACAAGATGGCACAACATCTAAGAAGGGCTAGAGGCAACTATTCGGATGCGGAAAAAAAAGAGTACGAAGATGCTCTTGTTAATTTTGATGCAGCCTATAAAGCTTCTGGTAGGATACCAACAATAGATGACTATTATGGGATATTCAACAATACGACTGAGGGAGACGTAACGAGAGTAAGGGAGATGACTACTGGAGTTATAAATCCTAGACTTGGCCTTGGGTATTATGACACTGGGATTCAACCGCAAGGATTAATTACTGGAGAATCCGACATAGCCCCTGTTGTAGACCCCATGGTGCATCGAGAAATTATGCCTTCATGGGAGAAAGAGACCACTGATCAATATGATATTATAGAATTCCCTTACTACGATCCTCTAGCTGTAAAACCCTATGACCTCCTCACGGAAGAAGAAAAGAAGCAGCGTAGGGAAAAGTATGGTCCCGAACCCTGGGAGGAAAAGAAGAAAGAGAAATTTAAAGTTGTAAAGCGGGATCCTCCTCCGAAACCCGAACCCGAACCTGAGCCAGATCCTGCCCCCAAACCAGCCCCGACTCCTGAACGTAAGGTTAGAGTGGTCAAGGCGCCCACTGGCAGGCAGCCAGAATATTTATTCAAGGCCGCAAATACTGGAGCTAGGGGGAGCACTAGGACAGGCCAGGTCCCTTACGCCATTAAAGAGTGGGACGACAAAAGAAAACAGTGGAGGGTCAGAGACCTTGGTGAAGAGGAGATTCAAAAGTATCGAGACAAATACGAGATTGAGTCATGACTTTAGTAATAGCAATTCTGGTTGGTATGGCACTGCTTACTGCGTACACCCTGTCTAAGGTAGAAGATTAATATGGTTATATTTGTACAATGGCAGTCCTAACGGTAAAACTATACGAGGAGCTTGAGCTGAATGGCAGGGAACGCGGGAGTGAAGTTTCTATTGATGTGGCAAACATCACAGAGACATTCCATCGGATCATGGACATTGGCACAGCCGCTTCTCAGACGATCCTTCAGATGGACGCTACGGCAGCAAACGCAGCTGGAGGGACGCTTTTGACTACGAACGTAGCATACTTCCGCATCACTAACCTGGATGCTACGAACTATGTGGCGATCACAATCCAGAATGATAGCACAGAGGAATACATGGTAAAGCTTGACGCAGGCGAGAGCTACGTCTTGTTTAACAGTAAACTCGACGCCAATGCTGCTGGCGATGCAAGTGCAGCGGCTGGTAATCTCACAGACATAGATAACATCCTAGCACAGGCAAACACAGCGTCTTGCCAGGTCGAGGTATTTGCAGCACTGACATGAATATTACTTACTCTGACGGGGGTCCACGTCGTCAACTTCGCAAACAGCAGCGAGAGACTAGAAGGGCTCAGCGTCGTTTTATGAAAGACTCTCGGAGAGAAGCCAGGCGTTCGGACAGGGAGGGCCGCGACGTGGAGTCTCCTCTTCGTTACGGTGGTGGCGGAATGTACTACGCTGACGGAGGTATGATGGGGGGTGATCCCCGACGCATGGCTATGGGGAGGGATCCTCAGACTACCGACAATTTCTTTGCTCAGAAGGGTATTGAAGCAGAGCTTCGTAAGATGGCCCGCCAGGAGCGCCGCGCTGCAAACCGTGAAGGGCGCCAAACAGGCATGTTCCCCGCAGAGCCGCAGGAGGTAGATTTCTTGTTGGAGGGTCTGGGCAATGATCGCTTTGAGCGCGAGCGGATGGTGAACAAGGGTTTCATGAATGAGTCTGCTCGTATGCTGGCTCGTCAGGCCCTGGCTGGACTGTTGGGGTATGGGATCTCACAGTACAGCAAGACGCCTAAGACAGTGCAGCGTCCGATCGGAGCGTCTGGTCAGACCTATGATGTTGACCTCAATGCTCTGCAGCGTCTTGGTATGATGTTGGGATTGGGGCCAGACTGATGAAAGTACGCAAGTATGACGATGGCGGTGTGTTTCGCAGAATAAAGAAACAGCGTAGAAACGTAGCACCATCAAACCCTAGGTTCTTACCCTCCTCGCAGATGGAGGGGGAAATGGAGGAGGAGGAAGAAGAAGAGGAAGAAGAGGAGGCTCCCCGCCCTAAGGTTGTAAATCGAAATTCTCTTATGCGTAGGGTAAAACAGAGCGTAAGCCAGAAGAGGAATAAAGCGAAGGGGAGGAAAACGTCATTGTCTTGTCGAAACCCTAACTGTTGATGCCCAATAAGTTTTATCACAATCCTAGACTGAAGAGATATGAGCGACTTAAAAAAGATGCAGCTGGAGGTAGTAAGGTTCAGTTCGGAAGTGGACTCGACCAACGGAGCATTGTTCGACATATCAAACGGCACCAGGACTTTCCTGTGCTACACTCTGGAAGACGAGCATCGTGATGAAAAGGTCAAAGGCGAAACCCGCATCCCAGCTGGGGAATACTCAATTTCTCTTCGGAGGGTTGGTGGCTTCCACAAGAAATATGGTAGTCGATTTCCTACTATTCACAAAGGAATGCTGTGGGTTCGTGATGTACCTGGCTTTGAGTATATTCTCATTCATTGCGGCAACACTGATGAGGATACTGCTGGATGTCTGTTGCTGGGCGATACACAAGAGAATAATCAAATAAAAAAGAATGGTTTTGTTGGCCACAGCACTCGCGCTTATTTCCGCGTATACCCTTACATACTTGCTGCTCTGGAGAGAAAGGAAGAGGTGACGATCAAGTACACTGACTTTGACACAGCTTATTGATTATTATTTATATTTGTGCCATGTTAGATTTTATCATCGAAAACTGGGGTGAGCTGCTTCTCGGAGCTATGGCTTTTATTAAGGTCGTGGTCAACATCACCCCCACGGAGACTGACAATCAAGTATTTGGATGGTTTGACACCCTCATTAATATGATTGTGTCAGACCGTATTAAGAAGCAGTAATGCCAAGCCTCGGCCTTGGTGCGAGTTTGGATCGTGGAGGAGCGGTTCCAGAAGTAGTAAGTCCATACACGACGTTCAGGACGTGGGAAAACGACGCTAATCTCATAAGTGCTACTTTAGGCTTCCGACCGAATTCTTGGTCGACAACTCAACCTTCGCTAAGTTTTGAAACGGCTGCTTTGGATGGCGAGACGGACTACGCGAAGCTCGTGGTAAACGCAACCCAGACAGATACGTGTCAGTGGCGGGCCCCTAGTAGTGCTTTGGTGCCTGACGGCGGCAGCACCTTCATCAACTTTGCAGACTATACCAAGTGGAGGGTGCAAGCCAAGTTGTACTGCATTCTTGACTCCAGTAGAACTCAGATTACATTCACTACTTCCTTTGGGACTACAGAGCAGGATAAATTCCAAACTACGCTGCAGGACCAAACTTGGACCACCATTGACGTAAGCGGGGAGACGATAGGTATGTTTAGTTCATTCTTCTACCTGTACGAGTGGGATCGGTTTTTCAACTTCCCTATAGCTGGAGAGTCTTATTATATGAAAGACGTCAAGTTGTCTTTGGGCTAAGCTCGTTGTAGAACCGCTGCACCATAAGCCTAGCCTTTTGCGTTAAGGCGTATCGCACCCTGTAGTTGTACTTGGTCTCTTCTCTGAAGAGGTGATCCTCCCTGACATCGGAGGGGGTAAGCTTATCAAACACTTTGTGTATGTACCCTTCTCTCTGCAGGGGGTATACGATGGTGTCCTCCAATTTCTTTTTGCTGTACCCATACTCTTCCTGAGCGTACTTGAGAGTCCAGAACTCCAGGTCGTATGCCCACAGTAAAAAGTACATCTCTTTTTGAAATAGATCGTACTTGTCCTGGAAGCGTAACAGACTGGACCTCAGGTTCTTGAGGTGGTTCTTGTTTACGTATCTTTGTTGTAATCGAGAATGCTCTCGAAATATCTTTTTTTTGGAAGCTGGCATGGACGATCTGACGCGAAAGGAGTTGTTTCTAGTGGAGATGCAGAAGGTTCACAAGATAGTGGATATGCTGGTGAATAAGTATGACCTGCAAGGGCAGGTGATCAACGTGATGCTCACTGGCATGTTGTCTACAGATGAATTTGATGACCCAGTTTTGAAAGCGGTGTTCTCTCTAGATGTAGAGAGCGAGGATGTTTTGGATGAGGTGTTCGATTTTTTGCGGTTCTCGTATGTCTTCCCTGCAGAGGAGGATGTTGAATTCGATAGTGAAAACTGGTACAAAGAGATCATAGATGGTCTTAACGAGCAAGACGGGTTTGACCCATCTTGCAATTGATGAATGGAATAATCAGAAAAATCATAATCGGTCCGAACCCAAAGGACGCGATGGCATATTACCTAGGTATGCGCGTAGGTGATGGGAGTGTATCGACGATCGTCTTAGACGAGGAGCATCTGCATAGGTATGGTCGCAGTAGGTACTTAATCTACATCGGTGTCGATGGGGGTCAGTCTCTCTGGAAGGCGATCGATGGTCTCCCGTGTTTACTTGAGTTTGATTTGAATTTCTAATGGATATGCTGCATTACTTTGTGGTGAAGCTAGACAAGCTGCTGCAAGACGAGATTAAGCTGGGTGACCAGAATATCTACATGGAGACTAAGTTCAACGAGTTTGAACATAGGGTGTGTGAAGGGGAGGTGGTGTCGGTACCGAAGAAGTACGACACCCCTGTCAAAGTAGGGGACACATTGTACTTCCATCATTTGGTGGTCATCAATGGGGGGATGCCTTTTGCAGACAGGGAGGGGGAGTACTTGGTAAGCTACGATCCTGATGTCACCATCAACTGCCATGCTTTTGCGTACACCCCGAAAGGTGAGGATGATGTCATACCATTGTCTATGTGGTCTATCCTTCGCCCACACCAGGAGGAGATAGTGGATCGCACGCAGCTGTGGACAGAGGTGCGACTAAAGGATGCTGATCCAGATCGTGGAGTTCTTGCGTATCGAACGTATATGCACAAGGACCTGGGGATTGAAGAGGGTGATGTGGTTGTTTTCCCTAGCAAGCTGCGTTACGATTTTAAGGTCAACGACGAGACGATGTACCGAGTACGAACCGAAGACTTACTGTATGTCCAGAAAGCAATTCACCACGATTGATGCTGCTCGTCGGTTGATGGCTTCTATGGAGGTAGCTATCAACAATATGATTGAGGAAATCAAAAAGCCTGTAGACAAGGAGATCAATGGTAGCGCTAGAAAGGCTGAGCTTCAGTCTATTAAGCAGACGGCTATAGATTGTAAAGAACTTCTTGTTGAAAGACAGCGGCTGGAGCAGATGATGAAAGATCTTACTTTGAGCGGAACCATGACAGAGGATAAGGATTACTCTGGTGGTTTTGCAGAAAGATTTTCAAAATGAGTTGGCAAGCAAAAGGTTGGGATAAACTGATGATGTCCCTGGAAGACAATGAGTGCATCACCTGGGATGGATTCGAAGACGCTCTTATAGGTATCACTGTGGGCATTGAGCCTGTTGCGGTGTATGACCATGACAGGATGGTCGAGGTCTGCATGAAGCGGGATGAGATGAGTCAGGAGGAGGCGCTAGAGTATATCTCATTCAATACTACTGGGGGGTATCTAGGCCCAAAGACCCCAATAGCTATAGAGGTAGATTCTGAAAGACAGAACAAGCCAATATGAGGAGCGTCTGTTTCTTCATGGTGTACCACGGACGCCCCGCATTGACTAAGATGGCATTGGATGATATGCAGGGGGCGATGCAGTTTTTCAGTTACGATGGTCACGATGTTGTAGGGTTAGCTATAGGGGAAAGCTACGATGTAGCACAATTCTGTGCGTCACGCGGTATCCAGCACGAGATGTTTGCTAATGACCCTGTATCCAACAAGTTCTCCTATGCGTGGCTACGTGCCATCCAGATGGGGTGCGACTACATTGCTTGGTGGGGGAGTAACAATGTGCATGGGGCAGGTTATCTAGTGGAGTGCGCTGGGGTTTTAGAGGGTAAGAAGGTGGCGACCTTTGGCACCAAGAACTGTGTTATCATGAGCGCCATGCCAGGCGAAGAAGACACCTGCGTATTCACACCAAGGAATCACTATCTGATTAGCTCTGGCCAGTTCTTCTTGACCCACAGTTTGAGACACTCAGTGAATCCCCTCACGATTTATGATTCTGATCAGACGTTTAATTTCGATGGTAAGGTTATCGATGCCATGGTAGATAAGTGGGGGGAGGACATTATTGAGAACGTCAGCTTCGACGAGGAGGATTGTATTGACGTAAAAAACGGCGTCAACATACACAGCTATTCATCGTATATGGAGGTCGCTGCCTATCCACGGTATCTAAGCAGAGAGGTAATCCGCCACCGTCACCCAAGCTTGGACCTATATTTAGACGGGCATTTTGGTTAATGCTAGTTAAGGTAGAGGGATATGATGAACAGGGCGTGGCGATTTGTGCCAACGGTACGCTGGGCGACCACATCGAGGTCGGTGGGATTGTCATTGTCTTACCCAAGGCGCCTAAGGTCCGAGACATCCTCTTCCATGGTCTTCCCATTGCTGATCAGCATTGGCGGCGCGTTGATCTTCCCAAGGAGTTATCGCGTATACGTTCTATGGATGAGTGGGCGGAGATGCCGAGGGAGTTCAGAGAAAAGTTTCGTCCATACATCGAGGAGGAGTTTCGGCGTAGGCGTGAGGGCGTTTGGTTTTATAATCGAGGTGATGCTACATACATCACGGGTCGTCACTATATGATGCTGCAGTGGGGGCAGCTGGACATCGGTGCCCCTTACTACCTTGATTTCCAGAGAGATATTTTCTTACATTTGGCTGCGTGTGAGGCGGACCCTCGTTGTATCGGACAGCTATATACCAAATGCCGTAGATCAGGATACACCAACATATGCTCTTCTGTCATCGTAGATGAAGCTACGCAGGTCAAGGACAAGCTGATAGGCATTCAGAGTAAGACGGGTAAGGACGCTCAAGAGAACATCTTCATGAAGAAGGTGGTCAACATGTTCCGCAAGTACCCATTCTTCTTCAAGCCTATTCAGGATGGTACAACGAATCCCCGTATGGAGTTGGCGTTCCGAGAACCATCGAAGAAGATCACGAAGAAAAACAAAACAGCACAGGTTGGTGACGCCTTGAATACGGTGATCAATTGGAAGAACACCACAAACAACGCATACGACGGGGAGAAACTTCACCTGCTATACTTAGATGAGGCAGGCAAATGGGAAAAACCAACAGACATAAGAGAGGCCTGGAGGATCCAGCGGACATGTTTGATCGTTGGTCGGAAGGTCGTAGGCAAGGCCATGGTCGGAAGCACCGTGAATCCAATGGGGAAAGGCGGAAGCGAGTACAAAGATTTATGGGCGGACTCGGATCCTCAGGAGCGGAACAAGAATGGGAGGACTAGGTCTGGGTTGTATCGGCTGTTCATCCCAGCCCACGACTCTCTAGAGGGGTTCTTTGATCTGTACGGGCACCCCGTAGTGGACGACCCAAAGGAGCCAGTTGAAGGTATTGATGGGGAGTGGATACACATGGGGGCGAAGACCTTCTTGAAGAACGAGAGGGATAGTTTGCGCGATGATCCTAGTGAGCTGAATGAGATCATAAGGCAGTTCCCATTTACTACAGACGAAGCTTTTAGGGATAGCATTGAGGCTAGTCTGTTTAATATCGGCCAGATCTATGAGCAGATAGAACACAACGATGATCTATTCCCAAACCCTGTGGTGACGGGTAGCTTCACATGGAAAGGTGGTGTAAAGGATACTGAGGTTGTGTTCACTCCAGACCCTAAGGGTAGGTTTAAGGTGGCGTGGATGCCAGAGTCTGGGCAGCGTAATTTGAAAGTATATGAAAGAAACAAAAGGGTGGCGCCTAATACACATCTTGGTTGTGGCGGCGTGGATAGTTATGATCTTGACGCCACTGTTGACGGCAGAGGATCTAAAGGAGCATTGCACTTATACAATAAGTTTAGCATGGATGCTCCTGCTAATATGTTTGTGTTGGAGTACGCTTCCCGTCCTCCGCTGGCTTCGATCTTTTATGAAGACGTACTTATGGCCGCAGTCTTCTACGGATACCCGATACTGATAGAGAACAACAAGTATGGTATTGCGCGGTACTTTGAGCAACGTGGATATGATGGGTATCTTTTGGATAGGCCTAAGCACCTATCTGCCCCCAACACAAACATCAAGGTAAAGACGAAGGGTATCCCGTCTAATTCTCAAGATGTAATACAGTCCCACGCCCAGGCTATCGAGGCCTACATCCACAACCATGTTGGCGTTAATAGAGAGACTGGGGAGATGGGGGCAATGTATTTCAATAAAACCCTGGAGGACTGGATTGGCTACGACATCAATAACAGGACGCGATTCGACCTTACCATTAGCTCTGGCTTAGCATTATTAGCGGCACAAAAAGTCAAGCAGAAAAAACAAGACTCTAAATTTGACGAGAAGCGCTTTTTTAGGCGTTATAAGGTGCGCGGATGATTTAGTTATATTTGTGGGTGATAACGTAATCCCTACATGTACAACAATAAGTCAGGTGATCCAGGTGGTTTCCCAGATCCACTGGCGCCGCAAGAGGAGAAGCTTTCCAAAGAATATGGGCTGAAGTACGCTAAGGCAATCGAAGCGCAATGGGGTAACACTCAGGACAATACTTCTACTTTCGGGGGTAGGAAGAATATCTTTGCTCGCAACAGGGATTATGCGAATGGAACCCAGGACACTGCTATCTATAAGCAGTTGCTAAACACTACGGATCCAAACAACGGGGAGGGATCCTTGATGAATTTGGACTACACCCCAGTCCCTGTTCTACCCAAGTTTGTTCGTGTTGTGGTCAACAAGATTCTAGGTAGGAATATGTATCCGAACCTAGAGGCAGTAGACCCTTTGTCTTCTAGCGAAAAGAATCTGCAGAAGAATATCATGCAGAACAAGGTGGCTATGCGCCCCATGTTTATGGAGCTGGAGCAGCGCATGGGGCAGCCCGTTCTAGATGAACCTGCGGAGCAAATACCTGAGACGACTGAAGAGGCCGAAATTTTTATGGCCACTAACATCAAAACAGATGCAGAGATAGCGGCGCAGGTTGCAACGGAAATGACCTTGCAGTGGAACGATTTTAGTGAGGGGGTTTATCGGCGTTGCGTCAATGACTTGACTAGTTGCGGTATGGCTGTAGTGAAACGGAGTAATGACCCTAGCTACGGTATCAAGCTCGACTATGTAGACCCAGTACATTTTGTTCATGGGTATACGCAAGATCCCAATTTTGATGATGTTGTGTACATGGGGCATGTACGGGAAATCACTCTAGCTGAGCTGAAGCGTTTGGCGGGGGATCAGATGACCGAGCAGCAGTTAAAAGACCTGCTTAAAAAGTCTCGGCGTTCTAGCTCCAGCAAATACCCTGACCACCCATACAGTACCAGTGGATTACAGAAGCAGAACTTCAGCGGCCATGTTATTGAAGTGTTGGAGTTTGAGTTCAAGACAGTAGACACGATGTACTTCGAGGAGAAGGAGAATCAGTATGGGAATACAAACTTCTTCTACGAGGGCTTTGCATATAAAGAGAAGAAAGGTAGCGTTTACGATCGCACCCCCCACTCTATGGATGTTGAGTGTATCTACCAGGGTATGTACATTCTAGGTACAGATCATCTGATTAATTATGGTAAGCAGTACAACACGCCAAAGAACATGCATGATGTCACCAGGGCGCGGATGTCGTATTCTGTGGTGTCGACGAATATGGTGGCTAATATGCCTAAGTCTATGGTTGACGGGTGTGTGGGGTTTGCGGATATGCTGCAGCTTACACACTTGAAACTTCAGCAAGCCATTGCCAAAGCGAAACCAGACGGCCTGGTTATTGATATTGAAGGTCTGGAGAATGTTCAGCTTGGTAAAGGCGGAGAGCTTCAACCTTTGGATCTCCATGATATCTACGAACAGACGGGGGTCTTTTACTACCGAAGTAAGAACCCTGAGGGTGGCTTCCAGAATCCGCCAGTACGAGAGATAGGCAACAGCATCCGTAATATTAACGAGCTCATTGCGCTGTACAACCACTATCTGCGCATGATTCGCGATACCACGGGTATCAATGAAATGGCTGATGCGTCAACTCCGAAGGGGGATACGCTGGTTGGTGTCCAGCAGCAAGCTATCGCTGCCAGCAATAACGCTACATACGACATCACCAATGCCGCCATGGTGCTTTATCGCAAGGTTTGTGAGGATGTAGTTAAGTGTCTTCAGATCCTGCCGCAAGAATCAGCCATTCATACGGCCTACCGAAATGCTATTGGGGATAGCAACATGAATGTCTTAGCCACTTTCGCGGACCTACCAATGTACAATTTTGGGGTGAAGGTGATGAAGGACATGGAGGATAAAGACAAGGCATACCTAGAGCAGAACATTCAGATGTCTCTAGCTCAAAAAGAAATAGACCTTGAGGATGCAATGGCTATCCGAAACCTAAAAGACATCAACCAGGCTGAACGGCTACTTATTATTCGCAGGTCTAAGCGAATGAAAAAGCAACAGGATCAGCAGATGCAGATGCAGCAGATGCAGGCTCAGCAGGCTCAGCAGGCAGAGGCTATCAAGATGCAAGGTCGTCAGCAAGAGATTGCTACACAGACCCAAGCTGACGTCCAGGTGATCCAGGCTAAAGCTATGGCTGATCTAGAACTAGCTAAGATCAAGCATCAGTTCGAAAAGGAGATTATGCAGATGAAACTGCAAGTTCAAGCCGCTACTATGCAAGGAGAGGTGCAGAGCAGGAAGGCGGTTGAGACGCAGAAGGATGACCGCAAGGACGAGCGCGTGAAGAAGCAGGCTGTTGAGCAAAGCAAGCTGATCAGCCAGCGCCAGGGAAAGCGCCCAGAACTAGAGGAGCAGCCCTCAGGATTTGACTTTAGCAATATGGTATAAGGATGTCTAAGATTAATCTCGACATAACTGATAGGCTAGATATTACTTGCCGACGCGGAGATACTTTCGAATTGAATCTGACTCTAAAGGATAGCAGCGGCGACGCCCTGCCTCTATTGACAGATGACTACACTTTTTTAATGCAGGTTCGAAGCACTAGGGACAGCCCTACTCAGCGGATCGACCCAATTCTTCGGGCTGTCACTTCTAGTAGTAGCGGAGGCGGAGGCGAAAGTGACGACGACAACTCCATCACCGATGGTATTTTTATTGGTAGCACAGAGCAGGGCGTAAAGGGCCCTGTGAACTTCAGCTTCCTCAATAAGGATGACTTAGGAAATGTCACAGTCTTTCTGTCTGCTCAGGACATGAGGAAAGTTCGCCCTGGTAGATACAAGTATGACTTTCAGTACAGTGTAGGGGATACGCAAAGGACCATTCTTGAGGGCAGGTTTGTCATTAATGACGACGTCTCAAAAAGTATCTAATGGCTACAGAGATTACAGTTTCTGGTGGTACGTCAGTTACGGTTACAGTACCTACAACTGGATCAGTATCTGTAGCTAACACAGGGCGCAAAGGCGATACTGGTGCTACAGGCCCCACGGGCCCCACAGGTGCTACTGGTCCTACAGGCCCGACGGGTGCGGCAGGAACTAACGGGTCGGATGGAGCCACTGGACCTACGGGCCCTACTGGTCCGACTGGCGCGGCGGGCTCTACTGGACTCACAGGGGCAACAGGGGCAACAGGCCCAACGGGCCCGACAGGTGCAGCTGGCACCAACGGTACTAATGGAGTAGACGGAGCCACAGGCCCGACGGGTCCGACTGGCGCTACAGGCCCCACTGGTCCTGCTGGCACCAATGGAACGAACGGAGTAGACGGAGCTACAGGCCCTACTGGCCCCACGGGTCCGACGGGTGCAGCGGGTACTAATGGAACCAATGGTACTGACGGTGCAACAGGCCCCACTGGTCCGACGGGCCCAACAGGAGCCAATGGTGGGACCGATATTGTATTGGATACAACGCCTCAGTTGGCAGCGGACTTGGACATGTTCACCAACTCTGCAGAGCTGCTGGTCACTGGCAACGTATATGTCTTTAGGTACCACACAGGAGCAGGGGCTACCAATTATGGACTGTACTTTAATCTGACAGCCGCGAGGTATGAACTGTTAAATGGATCTGGGGTTGAGGTATTTGCGGTAAACGCAAACACAGGCGTAACTAAGATTTCCAATGCCTACACGCTTCCCACTTCGGACGGAACCAGCGGTCAAGTTCTTACCACGGATGGTCTTGGTTCGGTTTCTTTTAGCACGCCTAGCGGCGGGAATGAGCTGGATGGTCAGATCCTCGAAGTCATAACCCGCAGCACTGCCTACGGCAATGGTTCCTACGAAGGGCATGTGGTCAAGTTCGGGAGCGACACATTGAGTACTGGCAAGAGCTATGTGTATACATCTTCGGGATGGACTGCGGTAGACGCGGATATAGAGACGAAGACGTATGGATTGTTCGGTGTGGCGTTGGGTACATCCTCAGCCACAGACGGGCTTTTAGTTCGAGGCATACGTGCCAGCACAGCGTATAGTGGATTCACGGCGGGTCAGATCCTTTATATAAGCACGACTGAGGGGGAGATCACGGCTACGGCTCCGTCAGCAACGGGTGACTTCGTGCGGATTATCGGGTATGCTCTCGGTAGCAACTACATCTACATTGACCCAGCGCAGGACTACATTGAGATTGCGTAATGCCAGACATAGCAAAATACAGTGGTATAACCATGGCCGATATTGCAAAGATTAGTGGACAAACGGTAGCCTCAGGCGGCGGCGGCGGGGTATCAGAGTCGAGTACAGGGGTTCTTTATTTTGAGGGGGGTGGATTCAATAGTAGAATGCCTGACGCTCAGGAGTTTTTTGGAGACTCTGCAGTTGGCTTGTACAAGGCGCAGATTTCTACTAGAACGGACATCGTAAGAATAAAAGATGGTAATTACCACACTTTTGCTCTTGACAGTTCTGGAAACCTATATTCTTCTGGGTGGTCACAAAACACTAGCCTTGGAAGGTCTGTTTCCAGCGATGAACATCAGCTTGTACAATGTTTAACGGGCGTAAGTAAGTTCGCGCCCCACGACAATGGATGCTGGGCTATTAAAACCAACGGTGAGCTATGGTGGTGCGGAAGGATTAGCCAGTTTGCCGATAGCGGAGATACAGGAACTGGTAGCACAACCTCCACAAACTACGGGTGGTCTCAGTTCGGCAGTGACACCGACTGGATAGACATTGATTGCTTCCCAACTTTCCCTGCTGTTACCATAGCAATCAAAGGAGGAACGGGGTCTGAATATTTGTATTCATGCGGAATTAACTATTGGGGGAAGACAGGAGTAGGAACTACCGCTGGTAGCACAAAGCCTTTTACGAGAGTGAAATCTGGTGCGAGTACAGACTGGACCGAAACAATAGAGAAGATTAGCGCAGGCTATCAATCAACTATGGTTGTCACAACAAGCGGAAAGCTCTTTGCTTTTGGCGATGCCAATGATGGTCACTTAGGTCAAGGCAATACAACAGATTCTTTGTATCCAGTACAAGCAGGTACTGACACTGACTGGGATATACCTTATGCTAAGGCGAGGCACCAAGGCTTTTGTATTAAGACCGATGGTTCTCTTCATGGGTCGAGAGGCTCAGTTTTCCAATACAATATCGGGCCTACAACAGCAGACAGAACGTATCGTCAGTGCGGAACTGACACTGATTACGAAGAAATATTATCCCACGAAACATCGTCGAACACAGGAATACAGATTCTTTTTGCAAAGAAGAACGGGGCTTGGTATGCAAATCATGGAAATACTATAGGAATAAACTCTTTTGCAGCAAACACCAGCAGCAAATCACCGACAACAGACAACACTTGGGAGTCGATAAACACTCTTCTTCAGGGAAATGATATTACCGTCGGTATTAACCACATACTTGTCGCATACAAAGAACAAAACGGTAGTTTAGGCGAGGTGGTAACAATCGCAACAGCAGCAACATAATGGCTACCAGAACAGCAGTGATCGCGTCGGAGCAGGATCTTGAGTCAACATGGACTGACGCTAATTGTCCAAACATGGAGTGGGGGTTTATTGAGCAGACATACGAAGAATGCCTGCAGGTTGATGGTACTTATGTGGGTTCATATGAAACGCTAGAGGTCCCAGCAGGAGAGACTTTTAGCATGACCTATCTGTGTCAGGACACTGGGGGAACCAAGACGTACACCTTGACCGAAGGTGAATATGGTGTAAAGCCGTAGGAATTATATTTGCATAATGGCAAGCTCTCCTACATCTACTAGAGTAAAAAACCTACTCAAGAAGCACGGTTTATCGGGTGTAAACAAAGCTAAGCGCACACCTAAACACCCGAAGAAGTCGCACATCGTGTTGGCTAAAGAAGGCAATAAGGTAAAGCTGATTCGCTTTGGGGAGCAGGGAGCCAAGACAAATCAGAACGCCAAGCAGCGTGCATCCTTCAAAGCCCGTCATGCGCGGAACATCAAGAAGGGTAAGATGAGTGCAGCATACTGGGCCGATAAAGTCAAGTGGTAATGGACCTTACACAATTCGAACTTCTTACAGTAGCGGGGGGACTGGTAGGAATGTGGCTCAAGTTTCAGTCAGATTTTACCACCCTCAAGTCGCGCGTTAAGGTCCTGGAGATGGACAACGGTGAGTTCAAAAGCAAGATTGATACGCTTCTGACAGAAATCCAGGAGATCAAAATGCTGCTTGCAAAGAATCAGATGCAGTGAATGCCGTCAAGAAGAACAAGAACGGAAAGCTAAAGGTCTCACAGAAGACTGTGGCTGTAGATCCACCTGCTGGACATCACTGGATGCAGGAGAATGGAAGGTACTTCCTAATGAAGGGGGATTACAAGCCACACCCAGGTGCGGAAGCCAAGGCCAAGTTTAAACTAGTCAGTCATGGCTAAGGTGAAGAAGTTCAACCCTAAGTACACGAAAGGAAGTAAAAACGTAGGGGAGCGTAAGCGGCTGATGAGTGAGATCTCGGCGATTTACGAGAAGCATCGTGGCACAAAGGATAAGCGAAAGAAGAAGGGGTTCCCCCCTGCTGTAGCAAAGCGTCTGAAAGAGTTGATGAAGAGACGGGATAAGCTATGAAGGTTTACAAGAAAGGAGGTAAGACGAAGAAGGGGGGTATGGCTGGGCTGTCTGCTGCCCAGAAAGAAGTTTATCGCAGAGGCTTGGCTGCATATATGAGCAGCGGAAACAGACCCAAGACATCACAACATGCTTGGGCTATGGCTAGAGTTAAGTCTGCCTTTGGTAAAAAAGAAGCAGCTAAGATTGCTGCTGGCGCTAAGAGCAAAGCAAAGAAAAAGCGCAAATAGATTTAGTATTATATTTGTAGGCAAATACTAACAGAAAAATGCCTACGACAACTGCAACAGTAACTCTCTCCAGCTCCGACCTGACTGGTGATGCGTTGGCTCTGTCTACGACGAGCACGCTGACCAAGGCTGGAACAACCACTGGTCTGGATCAGACTACTGGTGTCGGTCGTAAGACAACTTTGGCTACGTCTGATGTCACCTTGTTTGCAGCAGCAGACTACACGGACGATAAAAATCATAAGGTGTACATCAAGAACACCAGCACCGTGGCCACGGAGTATGTTCAGGTGAAAATTGGAGGGACGGAGATCGGTCGCTTGTATGCAGGTGACTGGCTATTCATCCCCTGGAATGCGGATACTACTACGACTGATGCAGACATCGTGTATACCCCCAGTGTTGCGACATCTCTGACGGTTGAGTACGCACTGATCTTCGAAGCCTAATGGCGAACATTCGAGCTAATCTAACACTGCAGAGCCCTGGGGTGATGAGCTCACCTCTGTCTTTGAATGCGTCAGCGAATGTGTTGGCGGATTCAGGGAGTTTGATCCGCAGTAAAGTACTCGGCACCTCAGCGGGGGCTGATGCTACGGTTATCAATAAACCTAGTGATAAGCTCGAAGTAGCATACGTTTTCATTCAGAACCTGGCGGTAGAGAAAGAGGACTACATCTATGTCTATGCGGATACAGCAGCGGATGACCCTGTAATCATGAAGCTGGCTGGCGGTGAGTTTGCATTCTTTCCTGCAAAAAACGACACCAGCCTAAAAGCCTACGGGACTAAGGTGGATCAATTGATTGATTATGGAGTATTCGGATTGGATAGCTCCGCAGTAAGACTCAGCTAATGGCACATCCTAGTTCAGCCTTTCCTAACAACATGGTGATCCTGTCAGGCAGCAATGCTTATACGGATCATACTACTTACGCCCTTCACAATCCTACCGACGCCGCCATCGATGCGGCAGTCATTGGTCGCATGAAGACGTTCCAAAGTACTGTCTACAAAGACGTGGCTACTAGTCAGACCATTGCGGTTCAGCCTGGCGGCACTCTGTACGGCAGCTTTACCTCAGTGGTGGGGGCTGGCCTGCTGGCATACTATTGATATATAATTAAATAAAATGGAAGAAGCACAAGTACAAGAGCCTGTCGTCGAGCAGGCCCCCGCACAAGAAGCGGTAACAGAGGCACCCGTACAGGAAGCTCCGACTCAGGAGCCTACGATTCAGGAAGCCCCTGTGGAGGTGGCTCCTGCTCAAGAGCAGAAGGCCCCCTTTGAAATTTTTGATAGCCCTGAAGCTTTGGCTGCTAGTATGCAAAGAGATTTTGCAGAGCAGGAGGAGACGACGGCTGTTGAGCCAGAGGCTTTTACTGAGCCTCAAACCACAGAACCATTTGATGATCGCAGGTTTCAGCCTGAGCCACAAGTGGGTCGGTATTCGCAACAGGATGTTGATGGTGCTGTAATCTCATACCTCAGCGAGAAGCTGGGGAGACCGATTCAGTCATTCGAGGAACTGTCGCAACCGCAGCTTGATGAGGGGCTGCAAGTGATCTCCAAGTTTATGCAGGACACAGGTAGGTCTGCGCAAGATTGGTTCAGGTATCAGTCGCTTAACCCGTCCGAGATGGACGATATCACGGCGGTACGTGTCCATATGGCGTCAGAGCATCCGAACCTGAACGGGGAGGAACTGGGACTACTCATCAAGAGCAAGTATGCTCCTGGCGCCGATGCTACGGATGACCAGAAGCGTATGGCTCAGCTTCAATTGAAGATGGATGCAACGTCTGCTCGTGAGAGTATCGACCGTATGCGTTCCAATTACGTCGCCCCTAAACCCACAGAGGCCCCTCAGCAGGCAGAAGCCGAACCGCTGATTGACCAGAACTGGGTTCGTGAGATGGCGTATAACCTGGACGCTATGGAAGGTATCGAGTTTGATCTCGGTAACGACAAGACGTTCACCTTCGGAATGGACCAGGAGTACAAGAAGCAACTGGCGTACAAGAACGCCAACCTCGAAAACTTCTTTGATCCATACGTCCGTGAAGATGGGAGCTGGGATTTCGACATGCTGTCCTCTCACCGCACAGTGATTGACAACATCGATAAGATCGTGCAGTCTGCCTATCGGCAGGGCATGAGCGATGGTCAGCGCGGAGTGGTGCAGAATGCAGCTAACGTTCAAGCCAAGGCGCCTGATGACGTCTCTGGCACTCAAAACACAAACCCCCTGGGCGAACAGGTCAGGGATATTCTTCGTGGAAATCGTTCCACAATGACATTCAACATCTAACAATAAGAAAAGATGGCAACAACTACAGGCGCTATTACAAATGGCGTTTCAACCCAAAACCAGGCTGCGCTCGACTTTCGTGCTAATCCTGAAACATACACGACTCTCGACACCCTGATCAAGACGACGAAGGACTTCGTCATGCCTGAGCTTGTCGAGACTTACGGCAACCAAGGCATCACAGGATTCCTGGAGCTGACGGGCGCCGTACAAAGCGGCGGAACCTCAGACCAGGTCGACTGGTACGAGGTGGGTCGTCGTCACAGGGTCTTGAACTACACGCTTGCTAACACTTCTGATACGGGTGCTGGCGTGAGTGTGACCTGCACGGACACCGATATCGTGAACAACGTCCAGCTTAACGACGTGCTGATGGAAGTCGATACGGGCTCCCGCTTCATCGTTCAGTCTGGCGGTTTCGGTACGGGCACTGCTGTGTCTCCCGTTATCCTCGTTCCGCTTGACGGTGGCACGTTCGCGGCAGCCGACATTGATGTCAGTAGTAACGGTAGCTTCATCAAGCTGGGCAATATGTACGCCCAAGGTTCTGAGCAGCCTGGTGCCTACAACGAAACTGACGTTCACAAGCGGAGCAACCCGTTCATGATCGTCAAGGGTCGTCACGAGGTGAGTGGCTCACAGGCTACCAACATCGGCTGGGTCAACCTCGGCGGTGGTGAGTACCGTTGGTTTATGTACGCAGAGCAGGAGGCTCGGAAGCGTTTCGAGGACCAGCGTGAGATGATGCTCCTCTTCGGTGAGCAATACATCACTAGTGCGGGTGGCACGGATCTCACGGACGACCTGGCTGGATCTGACGGATACTTCTCGCAAGTGGAGACTTTGGGTATCAATGTTTCTGGCGCCAACGCTAACCCGATCGACAGCTTTGCTGAGATCGATGACATCATCCTTGAGCTCGATAAGGTCGGCGCTCCTGCAGAGTACGCCATGTACTTGAATCGGAAGCAAGACTTGGCCATCGATGACATGTTGGCTTCTGGTATCGCTACGAGCGTCACGGCAGGTCTGCCTGGTCAGTTCGGTGCGTTCCAGAACAACGCTGACATGGCTGTACAGCTTGGCTTCAAGAGCTTCACGCGTGGTGGATACACCTTCCACAAGCACGATTGGAAGCTGCTGAACGACCCCACCCTCCTCGGCGCCAGCACGGTGTACCAGGGGGCTATGGTCCCGCTGGCCAACGTGGCTGACCCGCGTACTGGTAATAAGGCTCCGTCCTTGGCCATGTACTACAAGGAGGCCAACGGCTACAGCCGTCAGATGGAGCACTGGGTGACTGGTGGTGGCGTGTTGGGGTACAACAACAACGGTGATGCAGGTCGCGACCAGGCGGTCTTCCACTACCGTTCGGAGTGTAACCTCGTGGTTCGTGCTGCTAACCAGCACGTTGCAATCAAGGGATAATCATTTGGAGTGAGGGGAGGGGTTTCGGCTCCTCCCCAAGCTTCATAATCACAAACGATTATGGCTAAATTTTCACACACATTCCCTGGGCCAGT